TACGGCGTCCGTCGACTTCGAATAGGCGAGGGAAATATCCGTTGACTTTTACGAGGTCGCCGAAGTTATACTGCGGTTTGTTCATTCGGATGCCTCCTTTATTAATCCACGCTCCTTCATACTCTCGAAAGAATGTTCATTAGTTGTCCGTTTATTTCCGCATTTTTCACAACCGATTTCGTAATACCCGTCGTAATCTTCGGAAGATACTCCCCAATACCCGAAATCAACAACTCGCCATTCGTGAAAACATACCGGTTTTCGTTTAAAAAACATTTACCTTCGCCCCCTTTTCGATTCTCCTCCGAAATGTAACACGGCACACATATCGCGCATCCTATCGTATAATCTTGCATCGAAAACAACCGCCATTTCCTCAATCGGCAAGTTGCTCGTAAAAACCGTAGGCATGCCGTTAACCGTCCGATAATTAATAATCGCGTGAATGTACGCCCTGAACGCCTCGCTTGCCGACCTCACTCCGATGTCATCTATGACCGCGAAGGGCGCCGTCTGTGCGCGTTTTATGACCGCCTTAATACTGTTGATGCCCGCCTCGTCATTCGTCATTGTAGCGAGGTTGTAGTCGGTCTGAAACGCATTACAATCAATAAATACTGCCGGAGTCTGCGCCGCTTGCCTATTGCGTTTCAGACTTCCGAGATAATGAGCGATCAGCCATTCGTTCAAGACTGCGATTGCCGTCGTTGTCTTGCCGGTGCCGGGGCTCTCCGAAAATAAATATAGCGATTTGATTCGGTCGGCTCCTTCTTCAAATTGGCGCTCAAATGTCGCAGCATACTTTTCAATAGTTGCGTAAACTTTCGCCTGTGCCTCGCGAGCTGGCGATGTTGCTAGCGTGAGTAATCTATAGTCGGCCGGTGTGTTGGCGTTGGCGACTCGGCCTCCGGTTCCGCTGTAGCCGTGCATGGCGATAAATGCCGAGCACTGGCGATTGCAGTTCGGACCATTTGCGAGTTTGCAGCGCTGTGCGAGAATGCAGTTATTTGCGTGTGTCATTCGTTCACCTCCGTTTTATCCGTAATACACCATCCCGAAAATTCCCATTCCGAAAAGTATCCCCGCTATGAGCCCGATAAAAAGTCCGAGGTAATAATCGTCTTTCATTCCGCCACCTCCTCGCGTGAGTCGTCGATTATTCTTACGTTATTCTCTCCGAAAATAAGGCGTTCGTTAAAATAATTGCTGACGCTTTCGGCGTGTACGTTAATTTTATACGGGGCACCGACGATATCTTCGCCATAAACTCGGTCACCCACTCGCACTTCCGTCGGCTGTGGAGCGTTTAAATATTCCTCCGGCACTGCGAGCCCTAGCGCACGTCTTAACGCAATTGCCTTGCCGATGTGAACGTTGAAGCAGTCAGACGGGTCGCATTTGGCAATGCCCTTCCCAAGTAATCCGTTATTAAGAAATTGTTTAGGTGCGTCGATACTTACCAACGCAACAACGACTTTGCTATTACTATTAACGAAGTATTTCGATTTCGTTTTAATGCTACGGTAATTACCGTGTTTCATCCACGCCTCTAATTCCGCAATATCGCGTTTTGCCTTTTCAATAATTTCGTCGCGAATATCTTGCGGAGATTTACTAACTGGCGCTTTTGCCGTCAAATCATGCGTAGCATCCTTGTAGCCCTGCTCGTATGCCGAGAGTCGTAATTCCTCGATTGCTTCTCGTGCCATTTCCGCCGCTAAATCATAACGTGTTTTCATTCCGATTCCTCCTCGTAATTTTATAACCAATCGTCGTCAAACTCTTGCGTCTGCTCAACCGCCTGCTGCACGACCGCCTTCCGCTGACTCTCCGCCTGCACCCGCTGCCACACCGCCGTCTTATACGTCCATAGCCACGTAAAACTCACGCCAGGATATTCGCGCGTCCCTTTATGCGTCCGGAAGCACTCGTCGACAAACGCCTTGACCAGCTCCGGTTCATATTTGCGTGGCTTTTGGCGTGTGCCGATTAAGCCTCCGATCAGTCCGCGTTCAGCCGACCAACTTCGAAATGGGCGATACTCGACTCCATAGACTTGTGCGTGGCGTTCGGCGATATATGCGAGCAGGTCGTTCACCGTCCAATTGGCGACAGGCTTTTCGTTATAATTTACCGCCATCAATCGTTCACATCCTTAATTTTAATTCCGAGCATCCTCAGCGTTTCCTTGACGCCATCAATCGTGCCTTGCGTGTATTCATCGGGCTCGGCTTCGGCTAAATACCGCAGATACTTTTCGATGGTTGCGATAAGGGCCGGTGATAGTGTGACGGTCATCAATCGTTCACTCCCGCAATAGTTACTCCGAGTAAGTCTAGCGTATTTTTTATTGCCAGCTCCGTAGTCCTATATTTCTCAGATTGTTGGCGTATACCCAACGTCGAGTAGCCTTGAAGACTTTCGCGTTCGGATTTAACGTACTCATAATACTCGGCGACCTTTTCCTCCGGCGACTTCTCTACTTCATATCCGCAAATCAGCGCCTCCATTAATTCGTCGTAATCGTGGTCGAAATGGCGCAGGATGATTTCGGAGCGCTCAGCCTCGTAGCCTAGCGATAGGATGTCGGTGAAGGCTTCGGTTTTGGTATCGGCTAGGTTGACGTAGTGGCGGATGGCGGATGCGACGGACGGTGGTACGGTTATTTTATTTGCGTTCATTGTGTACCCTCCTCGATGTTGATTAGCGCTGTTGCCAAAGCAAGGAATCTTCCGTTAAACCCAGTTCCGTCCCATAAGTACGCAGTCAATACCTTCAAATCATCCTCACTGACAACAGCTTGAGCTACATTAATTAGAATGGTTTCAGCACTATCGCCGTTATTAAGAAGGTTTTCAATCGCGATTTCTATTTCGCTAGGTAATTTCACTTTTTCGCTCATCTTTTATATCCCCTTTTCGAAGAATCTTTTAACGTCGTAGCGTCGAATTTATGAGACGCAATGTTTTATGGTTCTCGTTATTATAGTTCTCGTTACTATGGTTATAGTTTATGTGACGTCCGCCGAGTGACGCTTACCGTGTGACGGTTAGAACATCTTCAATCCACTTATCGGCAGTATCGTATACCTGACGTTATCCCACGTTTGCTTTTCGTGATCCCGCGACTGAACCTTTACGACGACTGCCCGCCCTTGCCAACGATAATCGCACAACGATTTGATGCGTCGATTTGCCGTCTCTCTAGCGACATTTAATCGCTCAGCAATCGCATATTGCGTCGGATAGCATTCGCCTTTCTCGTCCATGAACGCTGCAATTACGCAAAGTGTCTGCCAGCGCTCCGGACCCATGTCGGCGATTAGTCCGCTGTGGACCGCTTCGACGTACATTTTAACGAAGATGCGCGTTTCCTTTTTTCCGGTGGTTAGCGATAGTTCGGATTGTGTTTCGACTGATACGAGATGTTTGTCGGACATTATTGCGCCTCCTTACTTAGTTATCATGGTTTGCGCAATCACTGCAGCTTCTACTTGGACATCGTTTATTAAGATTGCGTTAATATATGAAGGGTCTTTTGACCAACCTTCGATACCGTCCTTCTTCCCAAGCGCAATCTTCCCTATTTGATAAACGTCAACACCAGTTAGTTCTTTCAATTTATTGTAGATATGCGTATACCCTTTTCGATTTCCTCCGGGATGCCCTTTTGCTGCTTTATGAATAAGGCTTCGTATTTCAGTGTTTGATAGTTTTTTCGCTTCTTTTAATCCATGTGGAAGGAATACCGCTTTCTTTCCGTATATCTCTTTCGTCATAACAGTGTTGACTTTCTTTTCTGTTTTGGCTGCGTGTTCCTTAATCACCTGTACAATTTCTACTTGTTCATCCAGGCGTGAAATGAATGTACTCATCATTGCAATGATCGGCTCCATTTCGGACTTCACTATCTCACTTACTTCTCGCTGAATTACGTTGTGGACCGTTAGACTTAGCGCTTCTAATTGACCTCCCGCAAGAACAACTTCACTCGAATTGCTTTCTTCTTTGAAAATACGGTTGAATAAACTCATTAAACATCTCCCTCTCCGTTTTAATTTTCGATTATTTCAGCGTCAATAATATTTCCACTGTTAACGCCAATTACCTCTGCCATGTCCACCACGAAATTGTTAATCGCTTCTAAAGCACTTTTAAATTCTTTCTTCACTCCGTCCGGCATTTCGCAAATCTCCCGACTGTATTGTTCGAAGTATGCGTATTTCTTTAATAGGTTGCGAGTGTCATGCGAGAACATTTGAATACTGGACATTATCTCGGTTCGGTTTGAAACTCGTCTCGGACCATGTTCGTAAATCGAAATGTCTCCGAACATTTCCTCATATTTGCGAAGTTTCTTTTCGGATGATTCGTCTGTTACTTCAACATATTCAGTACGAATTTCAACTTCTGGTTCTTTATTCTCAATAGATTCGAGTGTGTCACGGAGGATTTGTGCATCACTTAAGGCAAGCTCGCGTTGTGCTTCCGCTTCCTTTAACGCCTTTTTGACTTCGCGTAACTCTTTTCTAGTCATTTCATCGACATGTTTTGTTTCTCCAGTTGAAGGAATGGTGTGTGGTTTATCACGCTCATTAGGTTTCATCGAAGCAATCTCGTAGAGTACATCTAAACCTAATTGTGACGCCAGCGTCATTTTTGTAGCATCTATCTCTTCAAAAACTTTCATAAACCTATTAGCTTGCCTGTAAGGAATACCCGCCGTCATTTCACACCAGTTTATAAACTCACCGTGAACTAAGTCATTTTCCTTAACATGTTTAAGCCTCTTTCCGATTTCAAATATTGATTGTCCAGCTATTTGTTTATACGAATTAATTTCCGCTGTAATAACATTAATATCTCTACTTAATTCGTCGGCGCCACCGCCCTTCGCTATTTCCGTCATAACACCACTCCTTTAATTCTCCGTGTGACTTTTCCGCCTTACACTTTATAATAAGGACGGCGAAATAAAGTCGCGCACTTTTGCGCAAAAAAAAAATAACGCACTATTTTAGTCGCGTTTTCTGTAACAGTCTTTTATCGCCTCACGAATTTCCGCAAGAATCGGATTTCCTTTTTCCGTTTCCTCTTTTACCCATTTTTCCTGCTCTTCATCT